CTTCATTCTGATGATAGTTCTTCTTATCCCTGTAATTACGCGATTGCTTGCTGTCTAAGACCACACAATAGTCATATGGTATATATTCACAGGAATAACCACGTATCGCAAAGAAGAGGCCTAGGAAGAAGAATAAAGCGGCTATGACATATGCTACCTGTTGCGATCGGTTACTCATCGTCTTCCTCGTCATCGTCTAATTTATCATCGGCTATTGTAGAAGGATCTCGGCAATATTCATTATTCTTGTCATTATCGAAGTAAAACTTCGTTCTCTGGGGATCAAATTCCTGCATCCATGTCTTTACAGGCTTCTCTTGCATGTCGTAAATCCAGTTATATATCTCCTGACGCATAGGCTCTATCTTGGCATTCAATTGATTATCGATAGCAAATGTCAGATTCCTACGCAGACGCAAGAATGCTTTCTCCTTAGCCGCATGCAGCAATCCCATCACATCCTGGATAAGTTTATTGTTTATCTCATCATTCTCTGTGAAATTCTCCCTACATTTATCTAGGTATTCTAAGACATTCAACTCAAGATCACCAAAGGGTGCTTTATGCGGATTCTTCGCCGTTATCGTAAATACCAAATGACCTTCTTCACTTACTTTCCTGTCCACTGATATATCCATACATTTCTCCTTTTTCGTAACACATTATCAAAGCTTTGTTTATCTGACTATCAAAATCTTATGTATATATATTCTTTTATTTGTTAAAAAAAAGAATACTATAGGAGAGTTAATGAAAGAATTGGATGCATGGAAGTTACTAGGAGATCAAAATTGGAGGCTTAATAACCTCTATAAGATCAAAGACAAACAAGGTCAGATAGTAGATTTCACACTCAACTGGGCACAGAATCTTCTCAAGTCCCCGCATTACCTTAACATCATCCTCAAAGCTAGACAGCTCGGCATCACCACCTACCACGCCATCCTATTCCTAGACACCTGCCTATTCAACCATAACGTCAATGCCGCTATCGTCGCAGATAGCAAGCCGGTAGCCCGTGAAATCTTCATAGATAAGGTCAAGTTTGCATATGACAACCTCCCTCAATTCGTTCGAGACTATTGCCCTGCATATAGAGATAACGTTCATGAAATGCGTTTCTCCAATGGTTCGGTCTTCCGAGTTGCGACTTCTCTTCGGGGGGGTACTCTCCAGCTTTTACACATCACCGAGTTTGCGAAGATCTGTCAAGAAAATCCCTCTAAGGCTAACGAGATTATATCTGGGGCACTTAATGCTGTACAAGCAGGTCAGTTTGTTTGTATTGAATCGACTGCGCGAGGAAGAGAAGGTCACTTCTATAACCTTTGTAAAGAAGCTCAGGCATTACAGGATGCTCAAACTCCCCTAGGTAACCTAGATTGGAAGATGTGGTTCTTTCCTTGGTGGAAATCTGAAGAATATGTCACAGATTCAAAAAATGTCTTGATAAGTAAAGACATGGAGAAGTATTTTGATGAATTACAACATAAACAAATTATTTTAACTCCCGAACAGAAAGCCTGGTATGTAAAAAAAATGCAGACACAAGGCGAGTATATGAAGAGGGAATACCCCTCAACTCCGGAAGAAGCATTCGAAACAGCAAATGAAGGATTCTACTTTGCCAAACAAATCTCGCTCGCGCGCCAGGAGAAAAGAATTTGTCACCTACCATATGACGAAAACGCAAAAACATATAGTAGCTGGGACATCGGAATTGGAGACGCTTGCGCCATATGGGTGTGGCAGGTCATTGGAAAAGAAATTCATTGCTTGGAGTATTACGAGAACACTGACGAACCTCTCGCACACTATGTTAAATGGATTAAAACGAAGCCTTATATCTTTGAAAAACACTTTCTTCCGCATGATGCTGCCGCAAGGGAAAAGGGTTCGGGTAAATCTTTCGCCGACCTTGCCCGCGAACAAGGACTCAAGGTCGACATCGTACCACGACAACTCAATGAGATATTCGGAATAGATTGCCTAAGAAATATGCTCAACCGCTTCTTCTTCGATTACCAGAAATGCGAGAAAGGGTTGAAGGCCGTTGAGAACTTCCGTAAGGAATGGAATGAGAAGATCGGTTGCTATAGAGAACGCAGTTACCACGACTGGGCATCTCACGGGGCTAAAGCTCTTATATATGGCGCTGAGTCAATGATAAGACTCACAGGTGGTAGCGGAATGTCCGCAGAAGAATGGAAGAGGATGAGGAAAGAGTGGATATAGGATCATAATGTACGCGCTACAATACGACGGCACTTCCAACCAAACTCTAGACCACAACAACAAAGTGTTTATGTGGCAACAGTTCTTCTACGATGCATACAGAACATGGGGAGTTTTCTACGCCCAGGCATATAGAGATTTAAGAGCATATGCAGGGGACAATTGGACAAATTTAGAAAGGACAAAGCTTGAAAGACAGAATAGAATGGTCCTCGAACTTAATAAGATCCGACGAGTTGTTAACTTATACTCCGGATATGAAAGGGAAAACAGGACACAGACGGTCACCGCTCCTGTTGAGGGTTCAGATGAAATCACAGCGGATCTGTTCTCAGATGTTATGTACTACGTCTATGAGAAAGGCAATGCAGACTACATCTTCTCGGAAGCTTTCGAGCATGCTCTCAAGACCGGACTGGCTATCGTCGGTATCTACATGGACTACTCAAAAGATAAAGTTAATGGAGATATTAAATTCTATTGGAAGCCCTTCAACGCCCTCATGCTTGATCCTTACTTTACCAAGAGAGATCTTTCTGACTGCGATCAAGCTAGTACAAGGGATTTACTTAGCAAGGAACAAGTCAAAGCTATGTTGCCTTGGATTGATCCGGAAGAGATAGATTCTATCCCTACAGGTATCCGCGACAACAAATATCAATATCTAGGCATCTACCGACAGTACAATTCTACTTACATAGCAAAAAATTTAGTGACATACGATCAATACTGGAAACGCATCAACAAGCCACAGAAGTTCTTGGTGGATGAAGATACAGGTGTCACAGAAGAATGGTATGGCACAAAGGCTGAAGAGAAAGCTCTTAAGGAAACTCTCAAGGAAACACCTCAGGTTAAGCTTATCAACGCACACAAGCGTACAGTAGAGCTTAACATCATTGTAGGCAGCAAACTGCTTTATTCGGGGCCTGATCCTACAGGTTTAGACAACTTCCCTTTCATGCCGGTACTCCTTTACCATGAACCACTTATAGATACATACGAGCTGAAAATTCAAGGAATTGTTAGGTCTATTCGGGATGCGCAACGCCAGTACAACAGACGCCATAGTCAAATAATTGATTTAATGGAGTCAATTATCAACACAGGATGGATCACCAAGAACGGTGCTGTACTAGATCCTACGATGCTTATGCAAGCCGGTCAGGGAAGACAGATTGTTGTTAACGATGGGTATGATGTAAATGCTGACGTACGAGAGATTTCTCCACCTAATATCCCCGCTGGATACCTCCAATACCAAGATATTATCGACAAGAACATCATGGAAATACCAGGGGCTTCAGACGAGTTATTGGGCCTCTCTTCTACTGGCGATTCTCAGGTATCCGGGAAGCTCGCAGAAGTCAGATCTTCAAACGGCCTTAAAGGTAATAGAGGTATTTTTGATAACCTTGAACAGACTAAGAAATACGTCGGTCAACTCGTTCTCGAATGCATCCAGAAGCAATACCAACCTGGGAAGATTTACCGTATCACAAAGAAAGAACCTACAGAAGAGTTCTTCTCCGGACAGTTCGGTGAATATGACTGCGCTATAAAACAAGCTGTTAAGACTGTCACCCAACGCGAGGCCTATTATTTTCAGCTCCTCCAACTTATCTCCCTCGGTGCGCCAATACCTTGGGAAGATGTCATGGAAGCAGCTCCTCTTCAAGGTAAAACTGAACTCCTAGAGAAGATGGCTCAACGCGCTGAACAACAGCAAGAACAACAGAAGAAGATAGATGAAGCTGAGCAGATAGAGAAAGCCCTAACAATGTCACAGATCGACCAACAGTCAGCACTTGCCGAAGAACGTAGAGCTAGAGTCCTCAGTGACATTGGTCTAGCACGTGAAAGAAGCTCAGAAGCAGAACAAAATTATGCTAAAGCATTACTTGATAATGCCAAGACCGTAACAGAGATTCAAGACATGGATCGCAAACGTCTGCTCGATGTTATGCAACTTGCCGCTGATATCAGCATGTCCCAAGAGAAGAAGTTCGAGCAGCAACTAGCAAAAGATGCACAGAGAGTTAACTCTCCTGCAACAAGCCCATAACACTAGGAGTTAATATGGCTAAAGGAATGAAAGGCACTGCGTCAGCCAACAAGATGATGCCTAATATGTCTACATACGGCGGTCAGGAATCTCCTGGCTACAAGCCACCTTCCGGAAGCGCTGGAGCTAAAGCTCATGGCGAATACTCAACTAAATCTAATCCGCTTTCTGTTCCTGAGAAAGGATCTATGATCGGTCCAGGATATGGTAATGCAGATAGACTAAAAGCTATGCGTAGTAAAGATGAACAACTTAAGAAAGAAAATCTCAGAGGCCAAGCATGCTAGATTTAAAACCATTACCTTCTATCGGTGAAATCCATCTCGCTGCCCGACGGCGTTTGACGGATCGTCACCTAAATCTTATGGAAAAGGTCATGAAAGACAACAGCCATAAGAAGAAGTATTGGATTCTAGGCACTGCCAGATGTAAACGGAAGAACGGTAAGACTACCATACAGCCTTGTCTTAATGCTTATGATACTCAACCAGATGTCCGTAAAGAAGCTTATTTGTATGAAGTGGATAACGTAGAGGGAACTAAGACTTTGCTCTGGGTAATGCACCCAGACAATCACTTAGCTATTCCTTCTATAAACAAGTCCATAAGCGCCGCTGGCGTTTCCAGCGCACAAACCTTAGCGTCAGAGTAATGGCGTGTTAACGGGAGTTATATGACCGAAGAAGTACAAGAACAAGAACCAGTGGTAGCTGTCTCCGAGCAACCAGAGGTTGAGCCACAGGATGAACAGAAGATGGTTCCCCTTGCAGCACTGCAAGCCGAACGTCGCAAACGTCAAGATCTAGAAGCTAGAGCGCAGGTATATGAAGAACTGATGCGCGCTAAGGACAAGCCGGAACCAGAAGAGGTGGAAGATCCCAACGCTCTTGTTGAGAAGAAACACCTTCATGAATCCAATGCTCACACCAAGCGCGATATCCTCGAAACTCTTTATCAAGACATGAATCCTAAGGCTATTCAAGACATTAATAAGTATTTGAAACCTATTTTAGAAAAGAAGCCTTGGTTAGCCGCCTCGGTAGACACAGCTCAGAATCGCTACGCGCGTGCGTATGAGATTGTCCAAGATTACCTACACCTCGTGGAAGATAAGCCCGTGGTGAAGCAGTCTAGCAATCAGGATGGAAAAAGAATTATTGAGAACTCCAGAAAGCCAGGATCTCCCGTTGATATCGGGAAGTCAGCACGGCCGGAAGGGACTGAATATCTTAAATCCATTCAAGGAAAGAAAGAGTTCCGTGACTATCGAGCAAAGGTTCTCCGAGGCGAGGCCTAGAGACAAACCTAAAAAATTTTGTCTCTAGTGTAAAAACATTTTTTGACAGGAGATAAAAATGGCCGCTGGAACAACCACAACTGTACAAGTAGACCCAGAAGTCAACTTGTTCTTTGACAATATTTTGCTGGACAGACACCAGCCTTACTACGTCCATGGATACTTCGCTCAAGAGCGTAGGATTCCTCAGAAGAATAGCAAGACAGCTATCTTTCGCCGCTTCGACAACCTTGCCGATGCCCTCACTCCGTTAACGGAAGGGGTTACCCCAGCCGCTGAGCAGGTGACCAAGTTCGATATCACTGCTGTGGTTTCACAGTACGGAAAGGTTGTTGAACTATCCGACGATGTCATTATAACCGTACAGGATCAAACGGCCAATGAGGTCGCAGACATGCTTGCCCAAAACATGGCTAGCACGTATGACAAGATCGTCCGAAATATGCTAGTTGCTACTGCAGCACAGATTGACTGCCTTAACGGTGTTAACGGCAATGCGATCACTGAAGTAACGACCACAGACCTAGAGCTGGCGGTAGATTATCTAGAAGGAAACAACGGAAAGAAGCTCTCACCTAATCAGGAGGGCACAAACGCTTTCGGGACTGCTCCAGTTTGGGCAGCCTATTGGATGATAATTTCAACTGACTTGCGTTCAGACTTCAAAAACCTTTCTAACTTCAACCCTACTGCTGACTATCCAAGACAGCAATCTGTACTTGAAGCCGAGTTTGGGGCATGTGATGAAGTTCGCCTTGTAAAGACTTCAGAAGCTTACAAAGACACCTCAGTCGTTCCTACTGTTTATTATAACTTATTGTTCGCTGCTAATGCTTACGGTCGTATCACCATCGACGATCAGTCAATGGAAATGATCATAAAGCCTCTGGGAGCTGGACAAGATCCACTTAACCAGCGTCAGACTATGGGATGGAAGGGTCGTCTAGGTAGCGTTATCCTCGACGATAGCTGGTGCGTGGCTTTACGAAGCACTAAAGGTTAATAAATAGGAGGATAATATGACTGCTGCAATTGGAAATACCGCTAACGTTTACACAGGGATCAGAGAACAATCCCAGGTAACGAATAGCTATGGAGGATATATCACATCCGCAGGGGCGGCTTATACCCTCTCACTACCATTCTTTCCAGATAAGTTTGAATGGTTTAACTTCACAAAGTACGGGACTAATACCAACAACATCTCAGGTGTTTGGTTTAGAGACTTTCCTACGAACGATGCATTAATCATCACTCGTGGAACCACTACCCTTACTTCAACATTAGAAGCTACTAATGGGGTCGCCAACGCTTCACTGCCTGGTGGTTTCACTAATCAGCATCTTCTGATTTCTAATATCACAACTGCAACTCCTGGTGTTGTGACTACAACCACCAACCATAACCTTAGTAATAATGACCGCGTTGTCATCACTAAAGTTATCGGGACAATGGCTCAAGTCATCAATAACAACACATATGTTGTTCAGGTGTTGTCTGCTACTACATTCGCTCTCTATGACGTTTTTGGTGTGCCTATCACATTATTGGGGGCTTACTCCTCTAGTGGTCAGGTTACTAAGATCGGCCCATTGCTTGGCGATGTAACACAGCCGGTAAATCCTGCTTATCCACAGCAAGCAATTATCGACTACCCACCGTTAGCGCAGCTCACTTTGGGTACTGCCATCATGGGTGCTGCTTCTGATGTGATCTACTTCACAGCATGGCAGTTTAACAACTACGTAAATCGTGGTGTTGCTTAATACATAGGGAGGGGAAACCCTCCCTCTAATCATGAGGAAACATGAGTAAGAAAATAGAGACAAAAGAAGAACAGAAAGAGATGGAAAAGCCATTCGATTTCGACACGTTTGAAATAAAGACATTAGACGACTATCGCGTGTGGAATCTGCATGCACGTAAAGCTTTCCGAGAAGCTAAGAAACATAATCCCCGCTGTGACCCACCGATTCCAGTAAGGGTTCCTGATGAAAGTTTTCATAAGAAAATGAAGGTGAAATTTCAAAGGTTCGATCAACCAGAAAACGTTCTTAAAGTGAATGTCCGCAATGCTGAAATTGATTGGCGGGGACAGCTAAAACCTGGGTGTAACTATGAGCTTCCTTTACCTGTAATTCGCTTCCTTAATCGTTTAGCAGTTCCGATCTTTGCTGAAGTTAAAGTAGAGAATGGTGGTGAAGTAAGAACAGAGACTAAGCAAGTGGGTGAGCGTAACCGCTTCTCTTGTCATCTTCTAGAAGTTTGTTAAGGAGATATATGGCTAAATCTGCAGCGGACTTAATACTTATACTACGTAACGTCACAGGGCGAGTTGATGCGAGTGATCCACAGTTTACTGATGCAATAATGCTTCAGTATCTTCAGGATTTCATTCAGTTATCTTCTACACAGGATATTCGTATATTCAAGAACAAAACGTGGTATGAATTTACCTATGGTCCCGCAGATTTAGACCCTTTCCCTGTAAATCTACAGAATATCGTTCTTGTCAACGGCCACGTGGGTGCTAGCACTATAGAGCCACCTTGCTATGCCAACGGCTTCTTCGTCTTCTGGTATCAAAGTCCTCTAGAATTCTTTCAGATTTGGCCAGAGACACAGACATATCAACCTCAAAGACCGACATATGTCCTCTATTATAATAACGAACTCATTTTCCGTGGTCCTCCTAATACAGATTATTTGATAAAGATGGAAGCCTATCAGGTGGAAGTACAGATAGATCCCACCACAAATCTTTTATCCCAAGACTACCTATATAGATATATTTGCTACGGAACAGCTCTTGACATCTTCAGTGACTTCGGCGAGATGGATAAGTGGGCAGACACATTCAGAGCATATACCCGCTATCGAGCCTTAGTTTACTCACGTACCTATAGTCAATACCAAAATCAACGTCCAGCACCGGAGTTTTAGCTATGACATTTAATCCCAATGTACCTAATGCCGGTGAAACCCCAGGTGTTTTTCCTATTCAGAATAACACAAACTTTGGTGTTTTACAGAACATCATAGGGCGTGATCATATATTCAACCTCACTCCTTCTCCAGGTGACAATTCCGGTACTCACCTACAAGTCACATTAACAGCACGAGCCGATCCAGTATCTCTTCCTACAGGAACGAATGCTGTGCTTTATGCATGGGTTGATGGACTTAGTCAGACACAGCTTAAGTACTACAACGGTACATCTTACTTCCAGATAACCCCTACATTCACGGTTATTAGCGGTACGGTGACGGTTCCAGCATTTCAAGCTTTTGCCAATATAACCGCAGTTCCTGCCAATGTTTTTGGGGAAATCTATCTCTGGAAGAATCGTTTCATCCAACAGGGCACATTTGTTTCTGATGCTTCTATCGTCAACGGTTATTCCTTTGCAGAGAAATTCACTGGAGGAAGTGGAGCATCGCAGATTCTTAACCTAGGTTTTGATGGTTCGGGAGCTAGTGGCCTGAATCTTACTGTAGCTAATACAGGTTCTAGCAGTTTCAATGGCGTGTGGAATTACAAAATCTTTTATAGGTCAACAACCTAATGACTTATTCTCCTTACCTCATAGCCAATTTCGCCACAGGTTTAGATAAGAGGCTTCAGCCTTGGCTTATACCCGACGATGCGCAGCAAGAGATGCTTGATGGTTTTGTCTACCGTGGTGTTATGTCTAAAAGGGAAGGTTATAACTATTTTGCCATAGGAGAAAAAGGGGGATCAGCATATAGGGAATCCCGCATAGTTCATACGCTTGTCGGTGTTGCGATGGCTGGAACTATTAATTCATCCAACAAAACCTTCACTCTAGCGGGAACAGTACAGATAGCTAGGGGTTCTATCACTATTACAGGTTCTACACCTCTTCAGGTCGTCACAGACGACGGATTAGGTAATCTGACAGGCGCAGGTACAGGAACGGTAAATTATCTCACTGGAGCGATCTCTGTGACTTTTACGGCAGCTCCTACAGCGGGGACTGTTCTTATCACTTACAGTTTTTTCCCTGATGAGCCGGTTATGATGGTTGCTGGATTTATTACTAATAATAATAGTAAACAACTGATCGTCGCTGATGAATCATATGTTAACCGATATAATCCAAACACCAATATCCTTGAAGATATATCCCCTGCATCTGCTTATAACGGTGGTGCTTTCGACTTCTTCTCATGGACGAACTATGCTAGCGCAACCAATACACCACGTCTTCTCTTCAGCAATAACGTTGATCCAATCCAGCAATATGATGGTTCTTCAGTTACCGACTATTCCTATACATTAACTGGAATAACAACACTTACTGCTTCATGGTTAGCACAGATGAAGGATAGGCTTATCCTTCTGCGTACCACAGAGAATGGAACAATATTTCCCCAACGCATTCGGATATCAGGCTTTGGGGCTAATAGTGATGTCTTTGATTCAACAGCTATAGGAGCTGGTTTGATTGACATCCCTGATGGAACATGGATACAAGGTGCGGCATTCAACAGAGATGATCTTATCATCTTTACAGAGGCATCAACTTGGGTATTGCGTTATACAGGTAATGACAGTAAGCCATTTGTCTTAGACAAGATTGATGAATCTCGTGGTTGTGATGCTGCCTTCTCTGCCATCACTTACCTTAACCGTACATCCGCAGCTTCACCGCGTGGCCTTATAATGACTGACGGCTACCGTGTAGAGAGACAGGATGAAGATATCCCAGACTTCAGTTTTGATGAAGTTAATGATGAAAACTTCTCTCTATGTTTTGCCGGTTCAGTAGATAATGATAAAGACCATTATCTTATATATCCCACAACTTCTGTAGCTGAATCTAAACGTATATTGGTAACTAACTATGATGAAGATAATTATGCATATTATCGTTTGCCATTGTCTTGCATGGGTACTTATGTTTTTGCTTATGATATTACGTGGAATGATCTACTTATCTACGATAACTGGGCGCAGTTTGCTCAAGCTTATGGAAACTGGAATTCCTTTGCATACACTACGGGTTCGCCTTTCAGCATCGGCGGTGGCCACCATGGAGAAATATGGAGACTGGCAGTCACAGAATCAGAAGACAACCCTGTCAGAATCTATAATATCACAATCATTGATGCAGAAACAGTAGAGATAACTACTGACTGGAATAACTTCGGGCTTAATGGTTACGATCAAGATATGGGGGCGGACTTCATCTACATCTCCGGCGTAGTGGGAATGATAGAGATTAACCGCCAGCAATATCCTGTGGTAAGCGTAACAAATAACAATGTTTTCCGTGTAGAGGTTCCTGATTCTTCTGTGTTCTCTACATATGTTTCCGGAGGTGTGGCCTCTCGCGTTATTCCTTTCTCTGCAACGTTGAAGAAGTTCAATCCTTATGTCATGCAAGATAAGAAAGTTCGATGCGGTTGGCTTTACATGTATGTCGATACAACTGGAACTAATCTTAGTAGAGCTAACGTGGCCATCACTGGCATCACTAATACTTTTCCTCCTGTAATTACTACGCTGTTAAATCATGACTTTCAGACGGGTAATCAGATAGGTCTTTATGATATAGGTGGTATGACTCAACTTAACGGCAACCAATATTTCATCACCGTACTTACACCTACGTCCTTTTCTCTCAACGGCATTGACGCGACTGCTTATGGAGCTTATACCTCAGGAGGGTTTGCCGCTGTTCCGGTAGATGCTAAGATGATCATAGATATAATTACTGATGATAGAGGCGGAAATACACAGCTCAATAACGTCAACCCATTACCTTATCAAGGAAATTGTACTAATATGTCCTTTGAATCTGGTAGCAAGAAATGGTATAAAGTATTTATTAATCAGGTGGGTAAGTTCATCCAATTTCGATTACGTAATGTTCAGGCAGGAGCAAAGATAAACATCCATGCCATGATGCCTGGATTCTTGCCTCTAGGGAGATTGATATAATGCCTACTCTTATTCAAAACTACAACTGGGGAAATGCGATACGCAATTCAAACCCAGAGCTTACACGCCAGCTTTCTCAGGCATATATCAACACCGCGCTTGTAGTAAATACTAAGGTATCTAAATACGTAACTGATGGAAATCAACAGCCTAATGTCGATCCTCCTGCTAATAGCCAGTTCAACGAGAACTTCGAGATAGGCGACGTCTACGTGCGCACAGATACAGACACAGCATGGATAATGAGTAGCCGCACTACGACTAATGCAGTCACATGGAAACAAATCACGTAAGGTAAAGCCGCTTTACATTGGAGTTAATATGCCTAAAGCAAACTATGGATCAGGAGCAACAGGAGCCTTAACAGGAGCTGCTACCGGTTCAATCTTTGGACCTGTGGGAACAGCCGCTGGAGCAGTGATTGGTGGTGCTGCTGGACTATTCG